GTTTCTCCTTTCCTACCATTTGTACACAGGATGCCAAATCCCATGTGAATATACCCATTCGCCTAATTTTGTTTTAGTTGACATATTTGAATGCCTCCTTTACGTTTTTCTTTTGGCCTAGTATGGTTAACTTTGTGAATGAGGATATCAATCTTAATATTTTTTTCATTATTTGTAGCCTTTCATTTTTGGAAAAGGCGACTGACTAAGACTTCTAATGTTCTTAAAATATTGTATTATTTTTTTCATGTTGATCCTATTTCTCCTACATTAATTTATTACTAAAATATCGTAAAATACAGTGTTAATAAGTTACAGGAGGCCTGCATAAATCACACTATTGATTTTGATTAGGATAAAGAAATATTATAGATTGGCATCTTCCATGCCAGCAACTCTTAATTTTACTATGTTGGTGATGTGCCATTGTTTTTGATCAAGTGCTTTGATGACACCTAGCCATTTGTTGCGTAACAGTGCCCATTCGTTGACAATGGCTTCATAGTTACACACCTCATCTTCGCCTTCTGCATATTTTTCTGCATCGCGAGATGTTAGTGCTCTTTGATAATTTTCGAGATATTTTTTGTAGTGCTTGGTTTTTAATCTTCTAGCCTGTATTTCTAGATGTTTTAGTATGCCTTCAATTTCTTGTAGTTGGCGGAAACGTGATTCTACAACACCTGGCATCGAAGCGGATTGTTTCTCTATGTTTCCATGCAGTTTTACTTCTGCTGATGCTTTATCTAGTTCAGATTCATAGTGTGCAATTGCATCAGGAATCTTTTTAATATCTTGTGTTACTTGTGAAAACCAATTCATGCGTCTTCATAATCTTCTTCATCTTCTTCAATGTCAAGATTATAACGTATTGCATCATCTAAAGCATCATCATGTCCAATAAGTTCTCTAAGACTTTCATCGTCGATGCCATTGTCCATTGCTATGTCAACAAATTTTTCAGCCACTACAGATCTATCCTTGGCAGGCACATATGACTTCATCAAACCCCAAACATCAATTAGCATCTGTGTCTCCATTGTCTATGTTCTGTATTGCTTCTTCTTCCTCTAAATTTATTTCTGGTGTGGCATGTTCATCTAATGCAACCTGATTACTTACCTCTTGCATGACAATTTCTAAGTTGTCCTTGCCCCATGCTTTTCTATAGTCAAGTATCTCTTTTCCAGTTGCTGTTATATATTTCAAACGATTACCTTGCTGTTGAATCAGGCCTTTTTTCTCAAACAAATCTAAAAGTCCTGAATATGGATCCATGCCTGTTTCATATGGAATCTTGATTTGCACTCCTTCAAAAGGCTTGGCGAATCTTGTTTTCATTACTTTACATGCGGCTCGGATGCCCCTTACATCAGTAATTTTGTTGCCTGCTTCATCTTCTTTTAGTTTTAATTTTTTCATTGCAACAACAATACTTGATGCATATACAAAGCCTTGTCCGCCACTAATTTTATCATCTGGATCAAACATGTCTTGCGATGCATATGTATGATTGGTTGCTACCATGCCAACATTAAGACTGCCGAACATGTTTACACAATTCCTTACGAGTGCTGTTAAGGCCTTAGGCTTTCTTCCCAGGTCGCCCTTCATGTCACCTTTGTTGAATTGATCAACATCAGTAGGAGTCATCATCATGCCCAAGGAGTCTAGTACAAATAATACTTTTGGGCGTTCTGCTGGCTCTTTGTCGCCATAATCAGTTTTGTATTCTTTTACAAAGTTAGATATAGTTTTAGCAACATCATCTATCATACTCATGCCAAGTCTAAGTAACTTGTCCTCTGAAGTATCTACACCTACAGCTCTTAGCCACGCCTCATCAAGTGCATTTTCCGAATCCACAAGTATCACAAATATATTCTGTTTTTGTGCTTCTCTGATTATGTTGCCTGAACAAATGTATGATTTGCCAGATCCTGATTCGCCTGCAAACACTGTGACTTTGCCTAGTGGAATGCCTTTGTAAAAGTCTCCGGATATCAAATAGTTTAGTGCATGATTGCCTGTGGATATCCAATCGGTTGGATCATTGAATCCAATGCCAAGTCCATCTATAGATTTTGTAATGGACTTTCTAAATTTTGTTACATCAAATGGTTTGACCATGTATTTTTTCTCCTTTTGTATTATATGTTCTTGATATTATATTGTCAAGATCATGCATAGTTTGTTCGCACTGTGTTGTCCATTCACCAGACATGAAATGGTTAAAATTATAATCTAGGATATCTTTGTTATCATCGTAGATTGACTTTTGTTCTTGCACACTTTTTTTTGAAAGGGCGTGTATTTGGTCTATTATTAATATAATTCTTTGCAAAAAGTTTTTTTCTTGGTCAAAACTATAATCAAAACATTTGAACTTTTTAAATCCAAAGCATGTTTCCAAAACTTTATAATAATCTGGTTGTGCAAGTATCAATGATAAACTTTTATTCATGATAGCTTGAAACGGTTTTTCAGAATAAAATGGTTCTGTGCCTTCAGCAAAAGTTTCGCTTACAAGGTTAACAAAAGTTTTTTTCATAATTGGTGATAAAGTTTTAATGTTTGATTGCCAGTCAAATCTATCGTTGTAATCGAATTCGTTGTGATGCAATAAAAATTTTTTTATTTTGTCAGTGGGCATATTGCCAATAATATTTTCTAATCCGTTCTTTTGCCATTGGGTGAGTTTATCGAGTTTGCACGTCAACAGTTTAGATTTTGAGCAGTAGTCATCATGCCATAATCCTTTTTGATACAAATAAATTATCATCAACATCCTTGACCAGTGCCAGGTGCCATTAAATGTAGACACCACATGTTCAAACTGTTGTTCGTAAATAGGTATGTTGTTTTTGTTTTGACAGTGTTCATACAACCAGTATCCAGGAAAATGTTGCCAAGACATCTCAGTAACAACATGATCGCAGTCCTTGAATATTGGCATAAATGGACCAGTGCCGCTTTTAATTTTTATTTTGACATCTGGATGTTTTTGTACTGCTTGTTTTAGTTTGTGCAGATCTGGCAATTGAACATTGAACCAATCATATAATAAAATATCAATATTGGAGCCACTCCAATCGATTGTGTCGATAGAATGACTCCATGGTTCTCCCAGATTAATCACTGGATTATGATTTTTGTTGTCTTGCTCTTATCATTGCCAGAATATCTTCTGCTTTGGAGTTGCTACCATTTGTTGCGGCAGGCTGTTCTGCAGGCTGTTCTGGTTGTGGAGCAGGAGCAGGCTCGGGTGTCGCAGTTACAGTTGGCTCAGGAGTTTCAACTTTCACTGCTGGAGCAGGTTGTGGTTGTGTAGTGCTTCCTGTAGCAGGAGCTTTTATTCCTGCTGGCCTAAAGTATTGTGAATATTTTTCTGCGTCATAAGGCTCACCATCCACTGAAGACCTAAACATTTCTTCCATTACTTTGATCTCAACTTCGCCAGGCTTTTTAGGCAAAAAGTCACCAAGATTATGTAATCCATGTGTTTCAATGGCTTTGTTCTGTTCTTCTGACAGTGGAGTTGTTTTTCTTGACCACTTGGATGTTGAATAATCAGCATAACCACCTTTTGTGGTCTTGTTGATTCTGAAATCAACGCCTCTTGTGTAGTCAGTTGGAAGATCTTCCATTTCCGGATCCATTAGTGCAGACTTTATAATATTAAAGATCTGAGGACCAATAATAAATCTTCTGATTGGATTTTCAGGCGCATCTTCTTGTAGTGGAGATGTAGTAACAAATCCTTGGAAAATGTATGAACGTTTTTTCCAATATTTTCTACCTAAGTCTTCTAATGATTTGTCTTTGAACCATTGTCTTACTTCTGCAAGTATAGGACATGCGTCTCCATACATTTCCATGCATGGAATCTGCACTTGTACAGGACCTGATGTTGCATCACCTTTTACTGAATTGAAAGGCAGTTTGATCATTGCCCTCTCAGTCCAAAAGAATGTGTTGTTAGAATCACCATCGGGTAAAAACCTTAAAACTGCTTCTGAATTTTCAGGAATATTCCAATGAGGATATATTGCGTTGTCTCCAATTTGCCCTTCGCCTGATGGCTTAGAGTTTTGAGCTTGGAGTTTTGCTCTTATATCTGCCAGTGTTGCCATAATGTAAGCCTCCTTTGTGTTGCCTAGTGTGTATCACTGTAATGCATATTATATACGCACCATTATTCTTTTGTCAAGAATTATTTTTTGAAAGCGTCTTGGTAATCGGATTGGTCATAGTCAACAGGATCCAGCACATTATCCATTTCGGCTATTTGTGCATCCATCCAATGTTCTAGATCTGCAGTTTCGCTTTGGTATTTTCTCTTGTAAAATTTTCCAAGTTTGCCTTTGTCTACAGTTTTGCCTTTGATATCTTTGTATGCTTTGATGTCTTCTGGCGACTTTCTAACTTGATCTTTGTACTCATCATCTGTTTTAATTCTTTTCATGTCTTGCAGATACTTGTTTGCCAATTTTATAGCTGTGCCTCTTAGTGCTTTTATTTCTGGATTTGGTTTTGCAAATAATTCGCCAGATGCAGATAACTGTGATTCCATGTCAGATGCAAAATTTACTATTGAGTCATCTTGTGGCTCTGAAGATAGGAACCTTGTTGCTATATCTCTCAAAATTGTCATTAGTTTTAGATCTACATCTTTTTGCTGGGATCTTAAATTATTTTGTAGAGCATCATATGAATCATCTTTTCTTAATATTAACTTACTATTAGGATCTTTTACCCAGTTGTCAACATACTGTGCATAACGAGATGCAGTTGATCCCTGGGTCATTATGTCACTTCTTGTTTTAGTGCCTTCTTCATCATCTGACGGTTTAAGTTCGTTGATTGGTAAAATTTTAAATGCATCTACTAAATCTTCATCAAATGTTTCTTTAGTAAATGTTTTAACCAATCCATCTATTGTATCTTGGGTGTTCTCTTCTACTGTTTGTTGTAGTGCCTCTACAGCTTCTTCGTATGTGTGTTGTCCTTGTAGTCTACCTAATAATTTTTTTGAATCATATATTTTAATATTAGCGGCGTCAATGTAGGACTGCGTGTTTTCGTCTATCATGCCATTACGCTGAGCATATTTTGTAAACTTACGCATAGTTGCTATTTCATGTACCTGTCTGCAAATGGATTCACCAATTGGATCATATGGATTGCCGCCCTTTGCAACATGCATCTGCATTGCTCTAGCACCATTCAAATAATTGTAAGGGAATCGGAATCTTTCGCCCTGGTTATTTTCAATAAAAATTGCTTTTATGTTTCTTGATCTTGCTCCCGGCACAGCTTCATCAACTGCTTTCGAGTGTCTAATAATCATTTTTGTTTTATCTAATGGTCTATATGATGTTCTTGTTGTGCCGTGCATATTACTTTCCTGTACTGTATTTACTTGTGATAAGAATTCAAAATCGCCTTGCTTGAGATCTAATTTTTCAATGTCTTGTGGCTTAAATCCTAGATTGTGTGTAATTGCAAACTCTCGCATTGCCCTTGCAAATTGGTACCAGTTTTGTTGGTCTTGTTCTTCTAAAGAATCAGCAAGATCTCTATTGTAAACTAGTCTTAAGTTTTCTTCATCTATTGCAATTGAAACAGGGTTATTATTCCAGTCGAACTTAAAAAATCTTGCGAGTTGTGGATCTATTGTGGTTTGTGCTTGATCATCGCCCAGCGTTAGGTGTGCGTATCTTGATTTTAGTTCATCAAACAAGTCTTGGGCAACTAAGTTCAGGTCCATTGCACTATTTATGACATTATTATTGGCATAGGCAAAACCAATTCTTCATCACTATCACGCAATCTATCGAACAATCGTTGATCCCATGCTGAGATTGTTGATGCCATACGCACTGCTAATAGTGTAGACATGACCAAATCATCATGTTCGCCTGGCTTTGCTTTGAAAGAATTTCCTGATGCAACAAAATTTTTGAGCTCTGATACTAAATTTTTGGACTTTATTTGCATGGTATCATTTTCCAACATCTGTTTGAATTTGGCACAAGCAGACATTTTGCTGTTGTGTGTGGTGTTATAGCCTTTGCGAAACCTACGCACATGCCCTTTTTTGATTGTTTCCGATAAAAACTGTCCTGGTATATTTTCTTCACCTATATCTGATATTGCCACTAGTCCTGCTTCACCAATGGTATTATTTTCAATAGAATAATAGATTTCAGGATTAGTGACACCTTTGGATTTGAGGTCATCAGCAACTTTTTCTATTATTTGTTTTAGCAATCGGATCTGTCCTTGTATTGGAGTGGAGTTGTGTTGCCATTCTGCTACTTGAGACATATTTGGCAATTCATATACTTGAATGGCACCGTAATCGCCACCTGTGCCCAAGGATGGATCTAATGACACAACATACGCTTTGTTTTTTTCAACTGGCTTGTACCACCTTACATGGCCATGTCGTTCAATAGGATCCTCGCCTTGTAAATCAGCAAGTTTTGTTGCAGTAATAAGTGTTTCGTCAAATATTAAAAACTCACAATCATGTTCACGCCTAAAACGTTCTTCACCTATTCTTGCTCTTTCTTCTTTTGCCCATTTGTCTGTTCTTTCAGGATGTTCTCGCCAGGATGCTCTGAAGGCAGCAAATCCATTTTTGCCAACTGGTTGTTCATTGCCATATTCATCAAGTTTTTTATTTGCCTCTTTCCATATTAAAGCAAACTGATCCTCATCTGAATTGGGCGTAGAAGTTATTATGCACTTACCACCAGTTGATAAAGTAGGAGCAAGAGAAGTCCAAAACTCTGAAGCTTTTGATGGCGGTTGAACAAATGCAAACTCATCACAGTAGATTACAGATAGAGACATACCTCTACCTGTGTTTTCTGTTGTGGTGGTTGCTTTAATACGGGAGCCATTATCAAACTCCAATGTATTTCTGTTGTAAGAATAAGCACCTGCTCTTAGAAAATCAGGCAAGTTTTCATAAACAAATCTTACCCTATTCATAATATCTTGTGCACCAGTAAATTTATGAGCGGCAATCAAAATTTGTGAATCTGGCACAAACATTGCATACCAAATAAGATACGCCGCCGCACAAGTAGTCTTGCCTGTTTGTCTTGGTAACATAGCAATTGCAAACCTATTGTCGTGATAAGTTTTTACTAGATTTCTTTGATATTCATACATATTAAACTTCATAGATCCTTTAGTAGGATGCTGTATCATAGAATATTGCTCCATGAAATATAGTGGTCCGTTTTTTGGATCCATACATTTATTAAGTTCTCGGATCTCTTGATCAGTAAACTTTACTTTGGCGTGTGCCTTTTTGGTGAGATTACCTTGTAGACTTTGTCCCATAACTGTATTTACGGTATGTTATTTTGAGTGGTTGGTAAGTGATGAGCCAGAATATCCATCTGACTGTTTAAGTTCATATCCTTTGTGGAACTGATCTTTGGCTTTATCTTCTTCTGATGCAACAATTTTACCACCGCGTTCATCTTTGCCGTCGTCTTGTCTTAGTTTCATTAGTTCCTTGAACATGGTCATATTGTATTCATCGCCATATAAAGGATCATCTTCTGCTGTATCATCTTTGTATTCAGCATCAGTAAGTTTAGGCTCATATTCTTTTTCTTCAGGCTTTATTTCAGTTGGATCTGTTGGATGTTTCACTCTTATGTGGTCACCTGCAATGCCAAATTCATCCTTAAGCACTGATTCCAGCTGTTGATATCCAATTGGATATTGTGTTTCTACATCAAAAATTGTTACTTCTACGTTCTTTAGTCTTGTAAATTCATGCGGATGTTCTTGTACAGGTGTAGATGCAGTCTTTTTGAATTCAATAGTTTCATATTTGGTCATGTAATTTTTAAGTTTTGTTTCAAAATTCTCTGGTAACTCACCAGCAATTTTAATACGTGCTTGATATGTTTTAACTGCTTCTGCAAGATATTCTTTGAATGTTTTCATTGTGTATTATTTATCTTTATCCTTAGATGCAAGTATTTGTTTTATAAGCTCATTTCTATCTGCGATCACTGTGCCAGTGCCTGTTACAGCATCATCATCACCTTGATTTTGGTCCAATTTTAACTTCTTAAGTTGTAATTCAATCATTTTAAGTTTTTTATCAACTTTGACGTTTTTAGCACTTATGGCATTGTTCATCATTGAGGATGCCACCTCCATAATTCTCCCGGCAAACCTAGGTTCTATATTCATTCCAAGATCCATTAAATCTTTGTACGCTTGAAAAGATTCATTGGAATATTGATCTATTTCCTTATCATCTTCTAGTCCATCCACCTGAGGTAAAGCTGCATCAATTTTGTCTAGTCCAATTTTTTCTTGTATCAACGCATTTGCCTGTGCATCATCTTTAGCACTTTGTTCTGTTTCTAGTTTGTCATTAAGCGTTTCTGTAGTATCCTCGGTTTTGTCAAGATTAAAAAGTTCTTCTAATTTTTTTGTCATTTTGCTTTGCCTGGACGTCCTGTTCGTTTGTCAAATTTGCCTTTGCGTTTAGCCACATGCTTTTGTTTACGTGCAAGTCTTCCCAGTCCTTTTAATTTAATTGCTTTGATCATTGCTTCATACAATTCACGTGTGTCAACAACTAATTCATCTTTGGACATGTTATTATTTAAAGATGTCTGACTCAGTCAATACCCTAAAGCGAATGCCTTTGTGTTTGGCCCACTTGTTGGCCGCTTCCCATTTTGCTCTGTTTACTATTAGTGCGGCTCGGTTTTGTGCATTTTTTCCAACTGATTCAAACTTAGCTTGATTGTTTGGTTTTACTTCAATTAATTCTGCAACACGTTTTTGTTTTTTGTCATTGTACACAATAAAAAAATCAGGAACATATATTGTATTTTTTCCTGTTAGTGGATGCCTGTATGGAATCTGTATTGATTCTGATGCCCATTGGGTGACTGATGGATTGTTGTCGCAAAATCTCATAAATGCAAATTCCCAAGAGGATCTGTATCTTGGTGTTTTTTTGCCAATGTACTTGCTAGTATTTTTTGGCTTGAATAATCCTGAAGCCCATTTATTCATTATGCCTTAATATTTCTTGACACATGACTTTGTGCAGTCCTGTCATTCTTATACCCCAGGACAGAAGTTTTGTATCTATATGCATTCAGTACTTCAGTAACGAGTTGTGATAGTTGGACAGGATCTGACGGCTTTAAAGTATCAAGTACAGTAAAAATATTAACATCATCTGCCTTGGCTTGTTTCATCAACACGTAGGCTAAACTTTGTGCAGACTGTAGATCGTAATCTCTTGATGTAAAAAAAGCTACAGTTGCATTGTATTCCGCTCCATCTAGCTCCACACGTTGTTCTTCGATGCCGCTTAGAAACTCAACTACAGATTGATTGCCTTTAGCAGAAGAAACTCCAATGTTTGATAATGGAGTCTGTGTCGATCCATTTCCTGATGTTGATGATCCAGCACTTGTGCCTGTACTGCTACCACCTCCGTATGCACTAACCAATATAATATCCTCCTGATCCTGTTGTAGTACCGGCAGATGTACCTTGACCACTGGCGGCGTTGTTTACATTTACAGTAGCAACTGTTTCAGTTGCCAACGGTGATTCTAAAAATTTAGCGTATTCTTGTCCAGAAACTTCATATACAATTTTATCTTCTAAGATCAGTTTGGCCGCTACATTTGTAGCATTATTAATGTATGAATTTTGTTCTGTCTCGGTTAGACTGTTCCATGCAGTATCAACTGAATTGAGATCAATACTAGTGTCTATTCTATATCCTACAAATTTAGCAAACTTTAATTTTGCATCATAGTTTGCATCCAAGTAAAATTTTATCTGTTTGCTGTTCAAGGATATTTTGTCTTTATCATTTGTTTTTACAGTCAATCTTTTGTCTTCTATTTTATTTTCAGTGTTTTTGTTTTTCAAATTTTTTGGAAAACTTACACCTGGCTTAGATGTTGCGCCAATATTATTTGTGCCAGCTCTTACTGCGTCTTTAACAACACCTATTATTTCTTCTCTTGCTCCTCTAATTGCTTTACCCGACTTAATTTTTTCGTATGTTGTCAGTGCGGAGAGACCTGCTCCTAATATGTTGCCCCTACTTAATAAGCTGGCTGTTTTTGTAATTCCACCTAGCACACCAAATATGGAGTCACCTCCTGTGCTGTTAGGTGATGGAGTGTTGTCATAATGGAAAGTGGCAAAGCCTTGAGGATCAACTCCAATCTCTCCATTTCTTAGTTTAACTCCAGAATAGGACACAGAGAAGGAATGTTCATTGATGCCTGCTCCATCTGTTTGATCCATTGATCCATTGTTCCAATCGTTGACAACAGGGTTCATCATTTTATATTCTGTAAACAATCCTCTGCTTAGTTGAAATATTGATATTGATGTAAAAAATCTTTCATTGTTACCAGTGTCTAATCCAAAACGATCGTATCTTGTATTGGTGTTGCCAAACGATGCCGCCTTGTATGCTCCTTCTTGTCTATTTGTATCTACAATATAATGTTGATAATATGAACGCCAAAATGCGGTAGCAGTATCACTCATGTCATCATGTAACACAATAGATACCGGCTGATACGTTATTCCAGTTTGCACATAATTTTTATAGTTGTATTGGTTTTTTTGTTCTACATTAAAACTATAAGAAGGCAAGTCACATCTTTTGACAATCATGCCAAGTTCAAGTTTTTCAGTTGAGTTGATTGATACTCCGGTTGCTAATGGATTTATTTCAAATACAACATGATATAAAAATCTGTTTTT